ATGCATAAATATCTTGCTGTAATATTTGTTCTTGCGCTCTCTCCTCCTTCTTTCAGCCAGTCCGGAACGTTTTACAAATGTAAAGATGCCGATGGCCGAATCACGTACGCCGATAAACCCTGTTTCAATGCTGACGTGGAGGCAATAGAAGCCAGGCCCCTTGCAGGTACCTTCGATGGTTCTTATTTCAGCAGAGAAGCCGAGCGGCAAAAAAATCTCAGAGACCGCAAAAGGGCGCAGCGTAAATCCGAATCCCAGCGCATTCAGCTCGAACTTTCAGGCAAGCTGCCTGCCGATGAGTATAAACAGGAAACTTCTCCCGCCTGCCAGCAGGCTCCTGAAGAACTCAAACTCGCAAAGCATGCTGCTCCCCCTGATCGACAGAACATCGCGAAGAAACAACGCGCTCTCGCCGCTGCCTGCGCGCCCTCCTACCGCGAAAGCAAACCGATCGATGAGGCAGAGGAATAAAGACCTTGAGCGGGATTTCCTCGAGTTTTTCTGTGGGAGATTGCAGCCGGTGAGCAAAAATTCTTTTCATTGTTCGCGGATTCGGCGGTGACAGGCTGTCGTCACTCTGAAAATGATATATGGCTAAGAGATATTGACGGTCTTTGTCTCCGGTATCAAGAGGGCCTCACTTCTCACAGAAGCCGATAGCCGGACGATCATCGAGACGGTTTGCCTGCACTGCCTGTTTCTGCCACCTGCAGGGCTTTCTTTCTCAGCATACAGTCTAAAGAGGTGCGCCTGGCATGAGGCAATAGTAGCTTGTTGCCGCGGCGGCTGGACGGGTATTTACTGCGTCAAGAAATGCTACAATACGCGCCGCGTAACGCCCTTTGCAGTACGGGCAGGCAGCGGATCCCGCTGTTATTTTCCTCTCCGTAGTTCAATGGATGGATAATAGAAGAATGCCATTGAATTTAAAGGATTTTTGGTTTTTGCTGTAGCAAATTTGTAGCAAAAAAACTCCCTAACTAAAAAATCCAAAGAGTAGAGTCACCAAGATAGCCTACATTTGAGAGGGAATATCTCTTTCCCAGTATAGGGTTCACCTTTCTACAAAGATGTTACCCCTCTGCCAATATCCTCTATAGTTCTGTCAAAGTAGCTGCCTTGGTATAAGAGGGAAAACTGATGCACGATGAACTTGAGCATCGCCGACGCATTATTGAGTCAGAGGGAGCCAGTACTCTTACTGTAGATAATCTGGTTTTAGCGATATCAAATGCCAATGATACTGAGTCAGTAGAGGGCTTATTTGATGAGTTCGAGAAAGTGGCTGACGAGTTACCTTGGGCATTCGACCGTGACTATGCAGCGGTAGCTCTTCAAGCGGCAATACCGGCTGTTACAGTCAAAGTTGTTCAGCGTCAGATGCTTTTAGTTGCTTTGTATCGTGCCGAACGATGCGCAGGTTGTGCAACTTCAGGGGCTGAGGGTTCGGGCCGCATGGCTCACGTAAATGAGCTTAGGAGCTGGTTAGCTCGAATGGACAACCACGCTTCTGGAGAATGACTCCATTATCGTTTGCATTGTTTCATGTCCACTTCACCAACAAACCGATTGCCACGCCCCATCACGCAGGCAATGCGCTGGTTCCTTTGGCGCTCGGCTTCGGATGGCAGAAAGGTCTTGTTCCAGACCTCATATATCTGCCGATCCTGATGAGATAGCTGCAGGTTGTACTGCTCGCTCATGTAGAGATAGATGCGCGCCACAGTGCCGCGGACTTCTTGCCTGGGCATCACACGCTGAGTCTTAAAGTCGATCAGGGTTTCGCACTTGCCATACTGGTGAGGCTTTCCCGGTAGCCACGAGAAAGAGAAGTTGCTGCGGTCGCCGTTGATCTCCCCTATGGCCGGTACCAGATTGTGCAGATCGGCTTCCGCTATCTGGAACACGGTATCGGTTGCGGCACAATTCTTCCGGCCTCCCGGCTTACCGTCCTTGCCTGGCTTCTGCCAGCACTGCCGCTGATGGCCGATCACCCAGGCCGGAACCACATGCTCCCACTCGATACGGGAGGCACGCTGAGGATTCTTACGCGGAATATAGCCACAGCTTTCCAGATCCACATCCTTGCCGTTGTAACGGCAGCCGCAGTAGAACTCGACTGACTCCGGTGCATGGAGCTTCCAAGCGATCTTTTTGGCTTCAGAGAAAGTGCGGGGAGGGGCGGCAAAAAGGGGAGACGCGACCAGCGAGAAACAGAGGAGAAGGGTAAGCTTTTTCATAGCGAGCGATACTGTATAGATATTCAGTTATGCTCGCAAGTAGCCGCATTTCCAGACGGTCGCACGTAAAAGAAAAAGCCTGCGGTTAAGCAGGCTTATTTGTTGGAACTTCATTTATATGTTTGTTCTGCGCATCCATCAAGGGTGCGACACCTGCACTTTGGAAGAGTGCTGTTCTGCCAACTGTTTCAATCCACGCACCCATAAAGGGTGCGACGATTTCCGGTAGTGCCTTTGTCGCCTTCTTCGGTGTTTCAATCCACGCCCTGTGAGGAGGCGACGAAGCAGTGCGTCAAGGTGCCGCTTTATCAGCATGTTTCAATCCGCGCCCCCGTGAGGAGGCGACGTAACATCGACGTCAATCGCGACGACGTTCTCGCGTTTCAATCCACACCCCCGTGAGGAGGCGACGCGCAGATAAATCGATAGTGGACGAAATAGCCATGTTTCAATCCACACCCCCGTATGGAGGTGACCTCCTTTAAAATTAGATAATAAAAGAAGTAATTCAGTTTCAATCCACACCCCCGTATGGAGGTGACGTTAAGGGGAAAGTGAGCGTCGAATTACTTAATGGTTTCAATCCACACCCCCGTATGGAGGTGACATTTTGAGTTTCAATTATTACCTGATTATCATTAGTTTCAATCCACACCCCCGTATGGAGGTGACTATAAATATTTTGAAAAATATAACGGACATACGTATGTTTCAATCCACACCCCCGTATGGAGGTGACCTTCAAACGGTCCGAGAGAACCAAGTGGATATGGAGTTTCAATCCACACCCCCGTATGGAGGTGACTGTGTTACCGCAAGTCAATAATACACCTGACAAAAATCTTGTGTTTGCGCGAACCTGTTTGGATAGTCCGTCAGTAATCAATAGTAATTTGTTCGCCATTTTCGCAATGCTATATTTATCAGATGGTTGGGTAAGGTGCGAACCCTCCCGGCTTTTTCTGTATGCTTCAGGTTCGCACTTTTATGTCTATTCGGAGATCGTCAGTCTCCGCCCGCAACTGTCATGCAACTCCCGGCACTCCATCCCCCATTGCACCACCTGTAGCTCCCACTGATGCCGGCTCCATTGCAGGCTCGGTGGTTCACCGCACGGGATCAGGCACTCCACCGGCACCGGCGCTAAAGCCGTAGAGGGTATAGAGTCTTTCGAGGCGCAGCCGCTCAGCGTCGCTCCACTCGCAATGAGTACGGTCAGGATCAAATTTCGCATTGGCAACTACCTCATCCGCTTGTTTCGCCCGTTGAGTGCGTTCATGCGCGGCTCTAACGGCACGACGTTGCTCCTCGACTGCGGCAGTCTCAGCCGATTTGACCGCCAGTTCTGCGGCCCGTAGAGCAGCTTCGATCGCTGCCGAGGAGCGGACCAGCGCGTCGCGTTCTGCCAGCCCATAACCCACATACCAGCCGCCGCCTGCGCCGACAGCCAGCCCCAATACCACGTAAATAAATATCCGGGCCACATCGTTTCTCCTTACGGATATTTCCGTCTATCAAGTTCAAAATGCGGGCCGTCCGGAAAACCTTTCCAGTCACCACCCCATACAATCGGCACGTTTATTTCTGATGCCGCCTGCTTCATCGCCGCGGCGATCTTGTGATAGAGCGGCCAGTCCCAGCGGACCTGATTGCTGACCAATGCCGCCACATCAACAGCATGCCCGGTCAGATGACGGCTGTTTAGAGTTGTGCTTGCACCTGCCCGCACAAGCTCCTGTTGACGTTCTCGTGTTCTCAGCCCTTCAGTGACAGTGAAATCAACGGGAGTGATTTCGATTGCGCGTTCCACCACGGCGACCAGATCGGGATGCACGCCTCTCATGCGATCCCGGCTGCGTTTTGAGAGGATGTAAGTCATTTGCCTTCTCCTATTTTGTCCAAGCCAAGCACCCGGTCACGGATACGCTCCCACTGCATCGCAGCACGTGTGCCCATGTGGCTATTGATGGCAACCAGTACCGAGGTCCACAGCGGATCGACGCCGGAAGCGACACAGATAAGGTGAGTGACGATGCCAACGAAAATGCAGATGGCCCCATCGAGCAACAGACCGCGCCACGAGAACTTCTCGCCGTTTCTGAGCTTCTGCGCGTACTGTGCCCCGGTTGCGGCGATAGAAAGGAACAGGGTGGCAACCCACGGTCCTATGTGCCCGAGCACGGTCAGCAGGCCGGCCCACAGCCCGGTGTCTTTTTCCGGCATGGTGTGTAACTCCAAGAGGTAAGGGGTGAAGCGGTGGCGGGGTGTCAGCGTCGGATGACGAGGCCGCTCAGGTTGATGCGCTCGTTCTTCAGCTTCAGGACGGCTTCCATATTGAGAATGATCTGGCCCTTGGTGACTTCGCTGGCGTTGATGCGGATCAGTCGGATTCGTGGTTCCCAGCGGTTGATGGCTACGACCGCCTCATAGTACAGATCAACAAGGAATTCAGGATTCACCGGCCGGTCGAGCAGTTCAAAGATGCGGGAACCGTACTCAGGGCGCATCACCCGCGATCCGATTGGCGTGGTCAGGATGTCTCCCAGCGACTGCATCAGGTGCGCCATGCCGTCGAGAGGTTCGCCGGTGGCGGCGTTCATGCCGGTTAAAGTCTTCACGGTTCCTCCTCGTCTTCCAAGGTTTCGAGCGCACGGTTAGCGGCCTCGTTGTCATCCTCTCCGCCGGGAGGCACACATTCAATCCGCGTCACGTAGCCGCTACGGGTCAGCGTGTGTTCGGCCCGCTCCGATATCCACGCTCCGTCGATACCTTCCCGCAAGCCCCTCACTGATATCCCCATACCGGAGCGCAGATCAGGCCGTCCGGGCAGGGTCAGCGTGAGCTTTCCGGTGCCGCGAGCAAGCTGATCACTGCGGGCGGCGGCCAGCCGTGCCGCTTCCTCTGCGTCCCGGGCGTCGTGGCGGAGTTCCAGCGTAGGGCCGGCGCTCGGATCGCCGACCGTGACCGGGATGCGCGAGGCGCTGTCGCGGTCGTAGTAACTCGCCTGCACCGCGCCGTATTTTGTGCGGCTCGTTCCGCGCCATTCATAGCGCGACACCTCCCGCCCCCGGATGACAGCGACAGCAACGGACAAGTCACCGAAGCCATTCCGGCCGTCTTCCGCCAGCAGTTTCCCGGCATGTGGCCTCAGGGAGATAGAGGACGCATCCACCTTCAGTGTGAGGCCGTTCTGATCCGCCAGACGGGTGAGGAGGGCCATGTCCGATTCGCCGACCTGATCAACGTGCGGTATCGGTATTTTCGCAATTGACGAATGCACAGAGGTTGCCAGGCCAGAGCGGGCACCGATCTTCCGTACTAGATCATCGATGTTTGAGGCGTGCGTGCTGTCATGGCGAGCGGCTTTCAAGTCGCTAAACATGTCAGTACCCTTTGCGCTCAATGTCATGACCTGGGGCGGACCGCTGACCCCGATCTCATCGACGACGAAGCGGCCCATATCAGCAATCTTCACGCCGATATACCCGAGCAGAAGGTGTAGCCTTTCCCCGGTAGGCGGCAGCCTGACACGACCGTCGCGGTCATCGATATCAATCTCCAAGGTATCGGATTCGATGCCTTCCACATCGACCACGCGAAGCCGGGTTACACGGTCGAGCAGCACGCCGGTTAGGTTGCTTCCGCTGGTTAGCGATAGCAGAGTGAAAGTAGGGCGCATGATGTTGTGTCGCTATGGTGATGTTATAGTTCACGATAATGTCATGGTGCTTTGCTGTCAACGACGGCAGGCAACAAAAAAGCTCGCACGAGGCGGGCTTGGTTTTTGTTTTTCTTTTGCTCATAGACAAGGGAAGGGAAAAATTCTAAATAGAAAATATGACTTGCGTATACGAAAAAATGATCTACAACTAACTACAAGCTCATTGGTTATAGCCTTGAGGATTTTGTCGACCTTCGTTTGCCGACAGGGTTCTTTGCACTCTTAAAAGGGAGAGAACTATGAAAATCCGAATAGCACTTATCTCACTGGTAATGCTGATGTGTTCATCAGCATACTCAGCCACAGGGCAATTATTAAGGGCTCCCGATCGCCCGATTGATGAACATGAGATTGAGCTTTACTTAGGCGTGTCTCAGATGACAATTTGTCTGGGGACACAAGTGCCGGAAGGCTATGCGATTACCCAGTATCAGTCTTCACCAGCTTGCGGGTTTATCCCAGGTGTTCCTGGGATTGAACTTCTTCTAGAAAATACCGAGGGAATCTATAGGTTTCATGCCTGTGCCACCTCTCCTTACCCGGATGGATATGTCATCATCGCAAATCTTCTTATAGAAGAGTGCAAACTGAATGCCGCATCCATGGGGCTAGCGCATATTTTTCAATCCGTAAGCAGTTTGGAAGAGGAAAACCGGAATCCTGATTCGCCAGTCTTACAAGTTTGTTCCAATTCTCAGCATCCGCCGGGCTACCATATTTTCTATAAAAGCTTCCGCGACGATTGCAGTATCGATTCCAATGACTCAATCTTAGAAGCCCTCTATGTAAAAACAATAGATGAGGAAGTTATAGCATGTGCGTATGGCCCTCGCCCGTCTAAAGATTATGTCGTGGTTGGGAAAGACCCTGAGCCTTGCGGAAGCACGTACGGTAATGATGAGAGGATAGACCTTGGTGCCAGATACATATATAGAAAGCCACAAGGCGAACCGGTTTTAAGAGTGTGCATAGGACTCGATCCTACCCCTCCTGCTGGCTATATCTTGACCGGGATTGAGGAAGATGAAGAGTGTCGGCCAGACATTGTCGCACCTTATGAATTCGATCCTGCTAGACAGGACTTTTATACAGATTTTGGCATCAAGGGGTACGCCCACATTTATAAACTGCCTTTCTATGCTCTTTTCCAATAGTTCCGGTCAGTGCTCAAATCCCAATCTGCTAAACAGCAATACAGTAACCCGCTGATTATCAACGGGTTACTGTGTTTTTTCTGCAGATTTTTTGGTGTCGGCTTAACGCCGGGTTTCCCCGGCCATGTCCGTTATCAATCCACCGAGTCAATCAACCCCTTCGCTACTTCCACGAAGTTCGAGACACCGTAAAGAGCGTTGATGACCGACTGCCGGTCCGTGTCACTGTCAGCCAGCAGGTTGAGGTAGTGCATGGCCGACTCCAGATAGTCGGAGGCTTTGAGCAATACGTCGTTTGTGGTGGCGTCCTTCGGTACCGCAAGGACGCAGGTGCCACCAATGTTGCGCGCGAAGGGTGGGTGAGCGAGTACCGTGCTCATGGCCTCACCTCTATCGCATCCAGTAGCGCTTCCGCCATTTCCAGCAGATACGGCACGCTATACCCTTCACCCAGCTGCAACCGCTCAGCCATCACCTGCGATTGGCGTTGTGCCGTATGCACCAAACACCCGATCTGGCTCAAAATATCTTGAGGAGACGCGGTATCGGAAACGGTGAAAAGTTTCTCCATACAACTGATCCGTTGAGGGTGGCGAACGAGAGAGGGGTTCATGGCCGCACCTCCGCTGTATACCTTCCGGCAGGGGGAAGAGTTAAGAGGCTTGCGATCTTCTCGATTCCGGCTTCGTTGTAACGGAATACCTCTACCTGTTTGTCAGAGTGCCGGGCTTTGTCCAGCACGAAGCGGCCATACTCCGATGTTTTCAGGTGATGAATGTTCGCAAGTCGTCCGACGAGGTTAGCGCTGATGTTGAGGCGTTCTCCGACTTCGCCTGCTGTGTAGGTGCGTTCTATCAGCCTCGGAAGGGGTATGACTTCTCTTTCGGCAATCGGGTTGATCAGGTTGGCGTAGATAACCTGCTTTGATTCTTCTCCCAAATGTATGAGGTTCGAGAAAATGCGTTCTGCGGCGTCCGTTGCTGTCTTGATGGCGCGGGCTTGGCGAAGTTGAGGAAGACCGGCAGAAGGGGGTTTCTGTGATGCGTGCAGCCGCTTTTCGCATTCGATGAAATATTGGCGGGCCTGCTTCCCCTTCTCATTGCGCTCCACCATCGCAAGCTCCTTCGCCATATCGAGCGTAATGGCGTATTCCTTGGACGGGCGGCCTCCTGTGGGGTTTTTTCCAGAATCGGAAAAAACCTCAAAATCCCTTTTCTGGACAAATCCATATTGCTCTATGCGCTCTTGTATCCATGCGGCGAATACCTTGCCGACTCCGAGAAACGCATGGAGGTCGCGTGCATTGACGGTCTGAGTGGTTTCATTGTTGATGACGCCGGTGGATACCGGTATGAGTGATTTAGCCATGATTGGCCTCCTTCTAGATATTTTGAATTTGCCCTTTTGAGGGGCGACCGGGTGCTCAAAACCGCTAGAAGTCGGCGGGCATATTCCCTGCCAAAGCAGGTATTTTATTAGCCTCACACCCGGTCAGTGATCGTTCACGCGAATGCAATGGACGCAAAAAAATCGCCGTGTCTGACGGGGGCGAGTACCGCTTCTAGTTGGGTGTTTTGAGCACCTACAACCAGATTACATCAGTTGTCCGAGAAGTCAAGGGGTCGATGAGGAGGATGGAAGTAAAAAGCCCGCGCAAGGCGGGCCTGTACACTCATGAACGGGCGAATTCGAGGACAGATTAAAACTCTTCTTCTTCAGTCGTATTCAAAAGGAATTACATATATCCCAGTTATATCCACCATCTTCGATATTTCGGGTGACCCTGTGTGCCGTAACCTCTCCGGCTGTTCCCTTTGTTACGCAAAAGTAAGAATCGTACTCATAATCTTCATTGCGAATCGACGAAAGAATCAAAACAGAATATTTTTTGCCATGCTCTAGATTAGGGGCAGAAACGCCTTCTCCGTATTTGATACATTGCCCGGCAGACAAATAAAAGGACTCACCTTGAGCAGCGAAATTTCTTTCCCATATCTGTTTCCAATCTTCTTTTTCGCTTACATAAACAATTACCGAATCTATTTTTGAAGAATGATTACGGTTGTTTGCACTATCTCCGATAGAAAAACATGCCGTCCCATCTTTTGTTGATATCTGCGCTGGCGAAGGAAAGCGGTCATAGTGAAACAGACAGCCAGAGCAAATACCTGTAATAAAGACAATGGTGAGCTTTTTAAGCAGGTTGTGCAAAGTAGGCATACATGTTTCCTCTATCTATAAATGTCATCGTTTGATGATCTGCTTTTAGGCAAATTCGCTCGACTGCCTGGGTTAGCAATGAAATCTTTGAGGACGGCTTTATATGAGGAAAGCAGGCTTGTTTTTCCTCTGTATTGAGCTTCATATAAAATTGATGAAGGTTCTCCATAGCGGATAAGGATGAAATAATCTGCAAGGAGATTGCCCTGAGCTTCCATCCTATAACCAGAGAGCTTTTTACTAGAGTCCAAAGTGTATCTGTAGTTCGACTTCATCCAACTGGAAACGCCTTCAACTTTGACGGGATAGCCAAGCTGGTATTGCCACACGTGCGTCATTTCATGTATGAAAAGCTGTTTCCTTCTGGGACTCTCTACAGAGAAGTCTTCGCAAAAAGTGTCTAATGTAGGAAAGTATATCTCTCCATTGGGGGCCATCACTACGTCGTCGCCTTGAAAGAATGCGTATTTGCCGTAGTGGATTTTTACTGTATCGTAATTTATGGCCCCTTGAAATATTAATCTGGCTAAAGTGATTTCTCCTGCGGTTAGTTTTCTCCAATCCCCTTTTTGTGTTGCCATATCTCTCACCCTATATATTTTAATAGAATAAGAATTGTACTCCTATCGAGTAAAAATGAAGAAGCCGCATGATGAGAAATCTTTTTATCATCAGGTGCCTATAACTGATTATTTTTTACCAGAGATTTATCCTGGCAACTTTAGGCGACGCCAGCACCGGCAGCCGAATCACAACCCCCGCCGGCATCCACCCCCCCACGTACTCCGACAGCCGCGGATTCTCCTTCAGCACCGCCTCGACCGTTCCCCGCAGGTGCCCGTAGTGCCGGTAACAGATCGTGTCGAGCCGATCTCGTTCGACGGTGATGTAGGTCTCGCTCATGAATAGACCTCCCGGGTGTAACGCTTCAGATCGAGCTTGAAGCGCTGCACCGCCGGCGCTCCCTTCATCGTGATGGTTTCCTGCTTTTCCTCCACCTTCAGGATGACGAAATCCCCGAGATATTCGCCGTACCCGGTCACAAGCGGCATCGGGTCAGCGGTGCCGTTCATCGGTGACATGGCAAGCGCGCGCAGGTCGTTCAACTGCTGTAGTCCTCCTCTAAAGCCCGGGACCACGACGCCTTCGAGCGATACCGTCTCATCCCCGATACCGGTAAATTGCACTGCCGGCGCACTCCATAGCCGGGGCTGTGTCGGCCACGAGATTTCGAGATTGCGCGTGAGGCTCTGGTAGGCGGCTGTATCAACGGAGAAGCGAAATTCTCCGAGTCGCATCAGTATGTCCATCAGTCAAAAGGTCTCCCGTTTCTGACGAGGGCGGCATCGCGCCCCTGCTCAGCCAGCACTTCGCGTATCTTCGCGGCGATCTCATCCCCGTCCGCCGTTCCATTGACGGTAACGTTGATGGTGATGACCTGTTGTGCGGCGGGTGCGCCGGCGGCTTTGTGTATCTGTAGCGCCTCCATACTGGCGGCGATTGCCGGCATGTTCGCCCCTGATACCGCCAGCAAGCCGGTGGTGAGCGCTCCCGCGATCCGCTTCGATATCCCCTGCATGGCGTTGGTCGGGCCGTTCTCGCCTTGTGTCACCCCGATACTCAAGCCCTCGGTGATGCCTTTGCCGATGTCCATGAAGACACGCGACGGGCTGTTCATTCGCAGCTTCCTCTTGAACCAGCCAATGGTGTTGTCACCGACGCTGACAACCGAATCCTTCAGCGCGCCGGCTTTCGACTTCACCCCCTTGATAAGTCCGCCGATGATAGCGGCGCCGGCCTCGAACATCCGGTCAGGAAGGCTGGAAAGATAGGAGGTGACGCTATCCCACATTTCCGTGATGATTTGCAGCGGACGCCATTCACTTATCGCTGTACCGATATCAATCCCGGCGTCTCTGAACCAGCCGACAACGCTATCGAAGGTGGAGCCGATGAAATCGACAGCAGCCCGCCATGTTGTCTGTACCCATTGGGTGACACTGTCCCAATGGGACCAAAGCGTAAAAATGGCAATACCGGCAGCAATGACGCCGCCCACAACCCACGTAATCGGATTAGCAAGCATTGCGGCGTTCCATGCCCATTGCGCGGCTGTGACGGCAACCATTCCGGCGGTGGCAGCAACCAGACTGACAGCCACGACGCCGATAATCTTGGCGATAGCCGGATATTTCTCGACCGCGATACCGACCCACCGCGCTGCGGCGGTGAGCGGCTTCAGAACGGCATTGACTCCGGGCAGCAACACCCCGCCGAAAGCGATCCCGACGAGCCGCACATTGTTGGCGAATATCTTCTGCTGGCCAGCGGATGATTCAACGAACCGCTGATAGCTGGTATCGACGATGCCCTTGGAGTTGTCCCGCACATCTTTCTCGGCCGCCCGCAGGTCTTTCACCTGTTTGCCGATCAACGCAACGGCTTTCATGCCCTCGTCACCGAACACCTTCTGCAAGCGGTCGATGGTTTTCTGGTCCATGTTGTCGAAACCACCGAGCTTGTCCGACATGCGCTCAAGTGTGGCGATGACATCCATACCGCCGCGGCCATTACGGGCAATTTCAAAGCCGAACTCTTTTGACGCCTTCGACATGTTCCGTATGCTTGCCGTCAGCGCAGTCCCGGCCATGCCGCCCTGCAAGCCGGCGGTGTTGAGCGTGCCGAGCAGTGTTGCGCCCTGATCCAGATCGATATTGTTCGACGACAGGGTGGCATAGGCCATCTTCATCGATTCGCCTAACTGGTCGAAATTGCGAATCTGGAACTTGTACTGCGTCTTCGTCAGTATCTCGCCGATGCGGGCAAACTTCTCTTCCGCGGTCCCGGTAAGTGAGTCCCCGAGGTTGTTATAGACGGTCGCCATGATCTCGCCGACCGATGACGCTACGCCGTCAGTGACCGTCGCCACTTTGGTGACGATGCCGGCACCAGCCCGCGCGAGTCCCGCCTCGAAGCCGGCGCTGTTGAGCGCATATTCGATCCCGAGGATATCGCTCTCATTGGCAAGGTTATGGCGGGCAAACTCGAACGCGGAACGGCGGGACTCAGCCAGCGCGGCGCCGACATCCTTCGCATTGACTACCGTCGAGAGTTTGACGAGCGACGTATCAACTTCGGTTGCGGCATCTATCCATTGCTTGCCGCTCCAGACTGCACCGACCACCCCGAGCATGCGCCCGCGCATATCGCGCAGCTTCTGGCCGAGTTCGTCGCGCCGCCTCATGCGCTCGCTCATGACCTTGTGCTTGCGCTCGACCGCCTCCATTGACCGGCCGAGCTTTCCCAGGGAGGCGCTGTGCTTCTCCGCAGCGGCTGCGGCTGTCTCATGCGCTGTCTTCGAGGAAGCAACCCGGGTACGTGCCTTCTCCGTACTCGCGTAGAGCCGGTCATATTCCTTCGCGGCTCTGGAGACTTCGGCGGCAAGTTTCTTCGTCGGCGGTCCGACTTCCATCTGGCGGCGCAACGTGGCAAGCCGGGTGCCGGTAGTGCTCAGTTGCGCCTGCATCTGCGTCAGGGCGGCGGAGGCGCGCTTGAATTCCTCACCGGTACTACCGCGTCGGCTTGATTGACGGATCGCCTCTCCGAGCTTTTTGACCCGGGTATCGGCGGTACTGAATGCACCGCGGAAACTGGAACCGAGTACCGCGCCGATGGTGACGCCCACAGAAACGTTCTTCGACATGCAACACCTCTATTGTTTCGGTTCCAGTTCCCGGGCGGCTTCGGGAACAAAAATATTAGGGAATATGTGTAAAAAGTATAATTTTTACCTGAAATAAATTATCCTTGCCGCACAACGAGAAGCTAAATCAGTGGAGGAGTAATAGTCATGCCATATGTATGTCAGAACCCTATGAGCAAGCTCAGTCAGTTCAAAGGAAGCTCAACTACTCCGAACGCTACCGTTGCTAATGGTCAATGCGTTCGGCTTGTGCAAGTCTGGTGTGGAGTTCCCCATACTTCTACCTGGCAGCAGGGAGTACGGATAAAAGATGCGCTATCCTCAGATATTGCTGCTGGCACTGCGATAGCAACCTTTTTCAATGGTGTTTATCCTAATAATCCTCATGGTAACCATGCCGCGATATATTTGAGTCACGATAATGAAGGCATTAACGTGATTGACCAATGGGTCAATAAAAACGGTGGCACATCCACGAGAAAAATATATTTTAATAATCCTTCCAGTGGGAACAGTAACAACGGAGACGTTTTCTATGTCATCGAATAAAACGATTGCCGGCTTTTTATCAGTGTGCTTCCTGATATTTACCTTTCCTGCAAGCGCAGATGATTTTACTTTGCCGACCTGTCCTCCGAATATATCGCTGTTGCAGGATACGGAAGGTAAAGAAAATACCTTTTTTATGGCAGAGGACGGTCATACCCTTGTAACTCGTAAGGTAGCCTATGTTTATCTCAGCGGATTCGGTTTCTATATGAAAAGAGGAGACTCTGTGTCAGAGCTTGCACCAGTGAGAAACTCAATGACAGAGTCTGAGTATGTGTTTGGCAGGAGTGAAACGGATCAGGTTCTTTTTGCATGCGGATACTCTGGTGGAGCATTGTTTTTTCATGCCTTGCCCGATGGAATTACCTCCTGCACGGTAAAAGACAATCTTAAAGACTCAAGGTCTGTTATCTGTCAATAACCGCGTCGCTTGATGGTTTCCCGAATAGCACCGAGCCAGTGAGATAGCTCCTCGCCGTTACAGTCCATGATCTCGGCGCGAGTGAAGCCGGTGTGCGTGGCAAGTAGACCAGCAGCCTGCCACGCATCCTCCGGCGTCAGGACAAAAAACCGCTGTAGGCCTCCTGCAACTTGAGATAGTCCGCCATGTCCATGTCCTCGATTGCCGACGGCTCGACCTGGCAGAGATTGGCGAACATCCGTACCTCCCGCTCAACGTCTGTTGCGGCACTTTTGCTGACAACGATCATGTCGCGCACTTTCGGGCGGCGCATCGTGATGACGCTCACCTCGGCACCGGCCATTTTGACGGGGTAGGAAAGGGTGATATCGACAGTGCCGGTGCTCATTTGTTGTCATCCTTTTTCTTGACGGGTTTATCGGCAGCGACAGGGCGGCGGGCAAGAAAACCGCCGATCAGCAGGAACTCGGCCTGCGCGCGGGTGAGGGCAATCGTGCCGCCGGTGTAGGGTTTGTTGTCGTGCATAAAAGGTTTCACGACATTCCACTGAATCTTTTCGCTCATGTTTACTCCTTAGATGCCGAGGGCGGCGCGCACGTCGGCCAGTTGATCGACACCGCCGATGGTGAGCACCATGTTGGCGACATCCACCTCAACGATGATGTTGCCCTGCTGCTCGATCTTCAGGTAATTGAGGTTCATGCCGACTTTCAGCGTGTTCTCCTCTCCGGGTTTCCACGTCCCCATTTCAACCTCGGTGAGGCTCGCACGTATCGTCACAACGATTGCCTGCGTGCCTTGCCCCTCGACACACTTCGCTCCACGGGCAACGATAGGCACTGCTTCGGCGCCGCAGACGAAGTTGAAATGCGTCAGGATTTCGAGGTTGTAGCTCGCGAGCGTGATCGAGGCGTCGAGCAGTTCAAGGATGCCAGTACGCACCTTGATTGGAGAGACCATGCCGCCGGCCAGATAATCGAAAGTCTTGGGCGTGATTTT